TTGAAATGTAGGAGCCGGGGCGGGAATCGAACCCGCTCCACCCCGAGAGAGGAAAAGGTGTGCGCCTTTACACCACCCGGCTCACCCACCTATTAGGTGTTAGATACGCGAGCGTATACGATAGCCTCCGGCTGAAGGATCTCGTAGTCTACACGGTATGAGTAGAACAGGTTGACCTGTCCGGTTGCAGCGTCTCCGTAGGGATCACGGAGGACTTTCATGGTCGGTGCCATGTAGTAGCCCATCTGCGACCAGTCACCGAAGAAGATCGGCTTGTTGTCACCCGTACCGTCAGCGTCGACTTTAGCCGAGAACATGACGGGGTATCCGAGCAGGCTCGGACGGTTGGCGTACTGACCGAAGGTCGAACGGATGCCCTGCTCTGCATACAGGCGCTCGTTGCCCGTCAGAGCAGCGATGTTGCCGTAGGTGGAGCCACGAGTCAGCCATGCGATGTTCGGGCTGTCGAGGTAGAACTGGACCGTATCGTTGAAAGCGATGTCCTCGATCTCACCGGCGGCGATGCCTGCGGCGGTCGATGCGATTGCTTCCGTGCCAGAGGCAGCAGCCTCGGCAACGATCAGGCTGTTGTTGGTTTTCGCCATGCCGCGAGCAACGAAGTTCTCAATGAAGGCGAGCAGGTTGCTCGTTTCGTCTTCGAGAAGTTCTTCGCTCAACTGTACTTTCTTCGTGTACTTGACGAGCGTGAAAGCCTGCTGTCCGAGAGCCGGAGCGTCACGGTCGTAGGCGTTGGCTTCTGCTGTGCTGACGAACTCACCATCGGCTTCGTTGTCGAAGGGTACGTTGACAGTCGTTCCGACACCGGGGATGCGGGTCAGACCGAGCAGGTCCGTGAGGTCGGCTTCGGACTTCTTGGCGAAGATGCCTTCAAAGTGTCCCGTTGGTACGACCGCTTGACCATCAGCAACGCTTCCGATGTTCATGTCCGTGTCGTTGGATGCTTTGATCTCAACTTCACGACCATCTACTTCGTAGCCTTTAGCGCCACGGAGAGCGCCTGCATCACCATCGCGTACCCATGCGGCGTATGCTTTGGCTTCGGAGTCTCCGGTGCTTGTGATAATAGCCGGAGCGGACTTGGCTTCGGCAGGTACTTCGACGATGGCAGGAGCGGCTTTGGCTTCTTCCATAGCGTCAAGGCGAGCGTTCTGTGCTTCGAGCATTGACTCGATGCTTTTCAGAACGTCATTGTTCTGTTCAGGCATTGTATCGTCCTCTTGTTCTGTGTGTGGAGTTTCGCCCATGTCGGGCGCTTCATCGATTGCTTCCGATTTGGCTTCTGCCGCAGTTGGCGCAGGGTGATCATGCCCCGCCTCTGCCGTGTCTGCCTCTGGCTCCACTACATCAGATGCAATTTCCTGTGCTGCCGGGGCTGATGCCTCGACAAATTCCTTGATAGACATAACGTGGTTGCGTGGCTCGGCAGGGTTCAGCACAAGCGATGCTTCGCCGAGCGGCCATGTCTCGATTTCCTTTGACCCGTTATCCGCGTCCTTGCGGCTGACGAGGTGTCCGACCGCGCCGGACGAGTAGCCGAGTTTACCCATCTCGACCAGTTCGTTCACCATCTTCTCGTACTCGTCGCGCTTCTCCAACTGCGCCTCGAACCAGAGACCCGCATCGGTGCTGCTGATTTCGCCCACGCCGATCTGCCTGTTTTTCAGGGTATCGTCGTATCCGTGTTGATAGTAGACGGGGAGGGTTGCTTGGATGCCGAAGTCGGTGGACTTAGTAAAGAAGTCACCGTATAGGTCGGGGTCAGTCGGTCCGCTAAACCTCACCAGATAGCCGCCGATTCGACCGTCACCCAGAGCCTTAACCTCGCCCCCGTAGGCGATGAGCAGTTCGTTGTCGTTCATTGTGTCTGTCGATTTGTTGAGCGGCTTACGCGGATCATGCGCCCAGTTCATTAATGATATATCCCGTTTACTCGGGCAACCCTCCTTCGCGGGTTCGCCCTGCTCGCCGTTACGCATCCTTTCAATAAAGGAGATGGCGCGGTTGGCGTTCTTGATGTGCTTCTCTGTCCAATCGTCTTTCTTGGTTTCGAGCAGTTCAAGATTGCGAGCGATGACTGCCGCCGGGTCTACCGATGCCAAGCGGCTGCACTCGGTTTCGGACCACGCCCGAAGATCGGACGCGCTCATGTTAGCGAGCCTGTTCCACTTGCGGTATACCTCGTCGAGTTCTTCCATGCCCCTTATACAGTTCGGTGATTTAGCGGTTCACTTCTTATCTACCCAACCGCCGCCTTTGAACACGGTCCCGCTGCCGCCTGTGATGACAATGTAACACTTCTGTCCTGTGGTTGGACACTTGGTAAGCGGTGCGCTTTTGATGGAAGCGAAATGCTCAAAGACAGTACCGTCCTCTCGCTTGTAGGTGTAGGTCATCCCATTCCCTCAAAGATGATGTCTTGTAGTGCTGCGGCAATGATCGTGGCTTCTCCTTCCGGTATGCCGAGGCGTATCAGTTCAGCGTAGTACGCGGCAATGACCAACGCCAAGTATTCTACGCTCTTGATATTTTTGTCATGCTCAGTCACCGTTGTCTATCAGTACAAGGTTAAACTGGAGCGAGATATTGGCGGTGCTGTTTGCCACCTTTGCAAAAAAGCCTATGTCGCAGGGTCCGACGAAGGGACCGCGTGAGACGTGGTTAGTTATGACGAGCGTATTCTGCAAACCCTTGTGTAGCGACTGCAAGCGCATTGGCTCATAGGGAGATGCCACATCGTCCGCTCCGCAGCGTTGGTAGAAGGCGATGTTGGCGTTCTTGGTTGGCTCAATATCTGCCAAATAAGCGGTCAGGAATGCGGTCTTTCCTTTTGGCACAGTATACGCACCGATCAGGCTCTGCCCATAGCCGAACAACCCGTCCCTTGACAACTCAGCCCACGTAGCACCGCCACCGTCTGCCCGAAGCGTTATGGTACCGTCATGGCTGGTGGTTGACGTTGAGGCGTACGTATTTGTGTTGACAAGGTACATACGGTAGACACGCAGCCAAGTATTGCTCAGGTCTACCGCCTGTGTCCCTTGCAGGGAGACCGTTTCTGTCTGCTCGCGCCAATCCGCACCGATGCCCTGAATGAGTACCTGCTGCGCTCCGGCGTTGCCCGTGCTGTCTACATCGGACGAGGACAGTATCTCCAATGATACCGGAGAGGTCGGCGTTGGGTACGTCTTGCTGTCTGTAATGACCGTCCACGTTGTACCGATTGCGTCAGCCTCGCCAAACTTGTTGATTACGCTGTGACCCTTGACATCACCTTTAGCCACCTCAAGGAAGAACTCGGCGTTAATCTGGTTTCCTGACAGGTCGCGCTCAATGCCAACCTGTCCGTGTGCGGCAGTTGCGAATAGGCAGAACAGTATGATGGCGGCGGCTCGTTTCATTGGATACACTCCTGATAAGATAACTTTCTGGCTTCTGCTAGTTGTAGGCAGGTGATTAGTTGCAACTCCTTCTTGATTTCGGCTTGGCTGCGCTCCACGGCTTCGATGCGGTCCTCCATCGTGCGGAAGTTGTTGATCATGCTACCCTGTGCCATTTCAACCACGTCAAGACGTTCGGGGATCTCGCGATACCCGGCAGTCGCAACGCCAACAACCATCGACACGGCGATAACTCCCGCAATGAGTTTGCCGACCTCAATAACTTTCCCGGTCTGTTCTATCTGGTCCATGTGGTTAAATAATTAAGGCAAAAAGCCCATTTGGCAGCGGCAGTTGATTACCTCGCCCGCAGGACCACCCGCCTGTGATGGTTGCATCAGACCGTTGCTGAACGGTTCGTTAAGAAGCCTCTCCTCCCCATCAAGTTTTCTGTGATTAGCCTCTCCCGGACGGGGCTTCTTACCCGGCTTTTTGCTCAGGTTTGGTCGAACTCTCTGATCGCCTGCGGTTATCCAAAACTTGCGAGTCATGCCTGCGGCGGTGGCGGCTTCCATCGCCCCGTAGTTGGCGGCGGCGTTCATTTCCGTTTGGGCAATCCGAAGGGCGCGGTTTCTTGATAGTTCGCCCCATCGATCCCTCATAAGTAGTGCAATATCGTCTGTGCCTAAACCGAGTTCGACAGCCTGCTGCGTTGCAGATGCGACCGTAGCCCGTACCCACTCCTTCGTGTAGTTGTCGATCAGACGGATCTGCTCGCCGCCCCTTTGCGCAAGGTACTGATCAACGTTGTCCTCCCATGACGTGTACTGCTCATCGGTAAACTCCTTGCGGCTTGCGTCGATGGCGTTGTATACCT